GAGCGGGCGGACCTTCGGGCAATCTTCCGTCCGGCCTCCAGTTGGGTTCGTGAGAGATTCCTGACTGTTGCCGAGTGGCGTGAGATCCAAGAGAAGTTTCTTCCTGGTGTCCCGAATCTCTCGATCGAATGGGAAGGGGACACGAAAGAAAAGTATGACTGGCATCTTGCAGCACCTGAGTGGGCGGTGGATGTCGAGATCACAGGCGAAGTCTCATGCAAGCACGGGCCGGATCAGCAAAGCTATCAATATGAGCTTAATCGAATTCCAGGATCTAGGCTCGACTATGCCAAGGGAATGTATTTTGTTCCTCACCCCGAGTCATGGCGAATCCCCCAGGCCCTGGAGAAATACAACGATGTCGTCTACTCCGACGCCGCCCGAAAGCTTATCTTTGACGAGCTTGAGAGACGAACTAGTCTTGATCGAATCGCGGCTCAATCAGATTCTGAGGTCCTACGAGAAGGTCTACAAGGAAATAACCTACGTCCCTTCCAGCGCGTGGGCGTGGAATTCCTCTCTGCTACTAATGGCCGGTGTTTGCTTGCAGACGATACAGGATTGGGAAAGACTTGGCAAGCTGTCGGATATGCTGAAACTCAGAGACTCTCTCGAGATCCATCTGACCGTGCTTTTCAAACTCTCTGCATCGTCAAGTCCTCAAACATACCAAACTGGCGACGAGAAGTAGAGAGACTCACAGGGATCAAGCCTTTTGTGATCCATGGGGGAATGCCTGGAGGGCAGGAACTCAAGGCTTGTGTGATTGATCGAGAGCCGTATTTGATTATCTCATATGACACACTCGGCTCGAAGCAATATACTGAGAGACACCGGCCAGAGGTCAAGCAACTTGGGCAATCTCACAAAGAATGGAACAAGGGAGTTTATGCTTGGTCTGATCTATTCGGGATGACCGGGCCGGACCTATTGATCCTGGACGAAGCGCACCAGATCAAGAATCCAGGAACCCATCGCTTTCGGGCGGTTCGATCTCTTGCTCATTGTGAGCGGGTCATTGCGATGACCGCGAGTCCGATTCTCAATCGAACCCAAGAGCTTTGGACCCTTCTCCACATGACTGCACCGATGCAGTTTGATTCTCAAGAGAAATTCGAGCAAAACTATGTGACAGGTAACGGGGGAATCAGAGAGGCAGAAAAGCTCCACGAGCTTCTTCGGCCCATGTTCCTTCGGAGAAAGAAGTCTGAGGTCCAGAAGGATCTTCCTCCAATCAATCGAATCACTCGATTCCATACGCTCTCGCCGATGGCCGAGAAGCGTTATCAAGAGGTTCTCGATGGAATCTACGTGGCTCTAGAGCATTATGATCCGCGCGGAATTGGTGGAGATGAGAGGAGCATAATGGGTGTGCTCTCTCAGATCGGGAGACTCAAGCAAATCTGTGCGGCAGACAAGGTCGAGTACACCGCAGAGATTGCGACAGACATCGCGGGCGAGACAAACAAGAAAATCCTGATCTTCACTCAATACAAAGGCACGGCTGCGAAAATAGCCCAACTTCTTGGGAGCGAAGCAGTCTGTACGGTTGAGCGAAGGCCAGATTCATTCGTCTCAATGAATGCAGAGCAACGAGATGCGTTGTTTGAGTCTGTGAGAGGCGACCCAAGCATCCGATACATCGTGACGACGACCGCGGCCCAAGAGGGACATAATCTAGAGTTTTGCTCCGTGGTCATGTTTAATGATCCGCTCTGGACCCCAGAGGGCCATCGTCAATGCGAGGGCCGGGCCTATGGGAGACTCTCCGATCCCCACCCAATCGACTCATACTACATCGTGGCTGATGTCGAGATCGAAAAGTGGATCATGGAGCTTTTGGATAGGAAGCTCGGAATCATCGAAGAAGCCGTGGACGGCGTGGAGAATTCACGCGAAGTCTTCGGAAGCGTGGCGAAGGAACTGATTCGACTCGTGAAGGATGCTCAGCTCAGACAAGCAGCGAAAAAGGGAGGGTTTGTCCTCTGATGGCCATCGTAATCACAGACACCGGCCCGGTGCTTGACGGGAATCCTGATGTAGGAACCGTGAAGATTCCTCACATCGGACTGACGCTCATATTCGATCATACGCTTTGGGATCCAGTGGAGTCCGTAAGAATCGTCGAGCATCTTCTGGATTGGATGCTTGAGGAAGGGTATGTCCAACCTGTGTCCAATCACCAAGCATAAAAGAGAGAAAACCTGATGAAGACCGCGACAAAGATCAAAGACCTGGATGATTTCAGAGGAGATGCTTCTCTCTATCGCCTGTCGATTCCTTTAAGTGTCGATCATTGGAATGAAGACTCAGAAGAAATCACCAAGTCTTACAGATATGTGATCGTGAGTGCTGCGGTGGCTCCTTTTTCTGGACCAGAGACATTTATCTTTGGTTCGAACAAGAAAGGCCAAATTGTAGATTGGATGGAACTAGCTGGCTCTTTCAGAGGCGCTCTCGATCATGCAGAGGCTCTGCGTGGTGCTGGATATGATCTAGTATGAACCCCAACGACTTCGACATCGACGCTTGGTTCTGGCCTTTGTTCTTCCGGGGCCTAGGATGGGCGGTGTTCTTCATGATCCTCACTCAAGCTTGGAAGCAGACAAGATGATTTTCAAACCAATCAGGTGGGCGATCATAGGCTTGGCTTTGTATATCTTTGCACAAATGTTCTTCATTCCCATAATGTCATGCTTTGGGGAGCTTGTATGAGATCTCCCACAGAGCGTGAATACATCATCGGAGCTGTCTTCTCGGTTCTTTGTTGGGTTTTCTTTGCAATCCTCTTGGCTGCCGTAGCCATCCAAGCCCTATGAGCCGCTCATTCAATCCACCAGAGCCCCAAGATCCTCTAGTCTGCTTCTTCCCGAAGCACAAAGGAAAGCTCTGGACAGACATTATCCAGGATGATCCCGAGTACATCGAGTGGCTCGTATGGTCATACGACGGGGAGATTGACGAAGAAACGTATGACTTGCTCGTGGATCTCTTGGAGAATTCCTGATCTTGTCAATCTCCCACCTCAGGCTTCTTCGTTTTCGCCAGAGAAGGCTTGTTTATTTGCTTGACCGGACGAGGAATCCAGAGTCAAGACTCAAGCTTGAGACGCAGCTAGAGAAGTTGAAACGGCGAATTGAGGACCTCAGACAAGGACCGCCCAGGGGATGAGCCAGATGGAACTCCAACAGGCCGGGTGGACAGACGGCCGGGCCAACAAACTCATGCTCATGCTTGGCGAGACTCATGTCTGGATGATCCGAAAGCTGATTCTGAAAGATCACCGACTAGCCAAGTATAAGTTTGCCACGACATTCGAGGGCATGAATGAGAGTGGAATCCATCGACATATTACAGAGATCGAATTTGGGCCAGAGTTCTACGATGATTGGCTCAAAGCATATCTGACTCCAACCATTGCGAGGATAGACATAAGTCTTGAAGCATATGACCGGCTACGACGAGCCAGAGAACGAGTCGGAGATCGCTTCCCCCCATACGCGAAAGTGGACCTTAGTTGAGGTTCACGTCGGGACGAGTGCGGGAGAAGTTCATGCCACGATTCAGCTTGATGGGAGTTCGATCGGCGGCGTGAGGCTACCGAATCGAGAGCATTTTGATTGGCTTCGAGTTAGGCTTAGGGGAGAAGAAAGATGAAAGAAGATTTGCAAGAGAAGATAGACAAAGCCAAAATAGCGCTTCGATGCCTGTACGTTGCAGTGCCTGAATCAATTGCTCATGATGTCGAGAGGAAAGTAGAAGATGTCTTTGCTCTGCTCTCCGCTCCCGAGCCCGCCGAGACGGGGGAGCGGCTGGAAGGGTGGGCGTTCCACATGGAAGCCGGGGCGTGGCACTTCGAGTCCGACCCCGAACATGAGCCCACCGTAGCCGACGAGCGCGCCACGTTGATCATCAGGAGCGACCAATGAGCCTCAAGGTTGAGGTGCGGCCCATTCCGATGGGCAACCAACGCACGCCCGGCACGCGGAGCGTCATCACATGCGATGGCGTGGTCCTGAGCCCGGAAGAAGAAGCGGCGGCACGCGAAGCCGTCCGCGCCCTCCGCTCCCCCGCCCCCACGGCAGCGGAGCCCGACCATCTCGCCATGGTCAACGACATGGACGTGGTGCCCGAGGGCGTGCTGGAGTCGCTGTCATGGAAAGGCCCAGTACCGAAGGATGTGGGAGCATATCTGATGTCCGCTGATATGGTACTTGTGCCGAGGGAACGTCTGGTGCGAAGCGCTGAGGACGTGCGAGGGGCCGACGTGGGGGAGGGGCGAGCAGCGGCAGAAGAAGCATGGAAGCACTTCAACGATCGGGTGCGAGATCGCGTAGAAGGTGAATATGGGGCGTTCACAAACGCCGATTGGCAAGCAGCAGTAGCGCTCCGCGCCGCGCTCCGCTCCCCCGAGCCCGCAGCCGAGCCGGTAGCGTGGGGGGTGCATGCGCCCAATACCGACTTCCTTTTCGTGACCGCCGAGTACGATTTGGTACGCCCCTACGTTGAGCCGCCGGGGCACCACTACATCGTCCCCCTCTACACGCGCTCGTCGTCAGCCGAGCCTGCCACCGGACGGGACCGCAGTCAGGGCGTCACGGAGCAGGAGCTAGCCTCGGCTGGCGGCGAGCCCAACTACACGCTGGACGAGGCGATGGACGCGCTCTACGACGCCGAACGCGAGTACGGTGCCAGCCTCGTCGGCTCGCTATCGGACATCTTCGTCGCACGGCTCCGCTCCGGGGGCGCCACGACAGAGACGGGAGAAGAATCATGATCGACGGTCCATCTTATATCTATGGAATCATTCTCGGCGGCATCGTGATGTTTGCCCTAGGCTATTCTTGGGGCCGCTTTCATGCCCGCTCCCGTGAGCGATGGATCATAGACATTAGAACAACCAAAGACAATGCCATCGAGATCCGCCGAATTAATCCCTATCCATGAAAGCCCAGACAATCCTCCTGGAAAAGATCTCTCAAAGGGATCTCAAGCATCTCGACCCGAGCGAACGAGCGGAGCTAGTCAACTCATTCATCTTCTCAGCTCTTGCAATCACAGACTCTCGTCAAGCAATCGAGCATCCTCTATTCTGGGACCTCCTGTGTTGGGCGACAAACATCCTAGCGATCTTTGCCCAGGCATCGGAGGACCAGACGACACTAGAAATAGTAAGAGTCTTGAATAAGCATTTTTATTCTCTCCACTACTCGTTTCCAGACAGAGAGCCGGAGCTAGGGCCAGGGCGAGAGGAACACGAGAGGATTTGGGCCGAGCGAATTGAGGGGTATCTATGACCAAGGAGCATCCATAAATGGGCTACACTGTCTCGCGCGCTGTCATTCAGCGGAACCTAGAGCAACTCGAACAGCTCTTGAAGCTGAAGACCACGCTTGTGTTCAAAGGCGTGTCGAATCCTCAGAAGCTCGCGTATAAACTCCGCGAAGCAATCAATGCGGCAAAGGCCTTCGAAGAATACCAGCATCTAGCTGAGCTAGAGTTTCTCTACAAGTTCCGAGTGGGTCCGAACGAGCTTGTGGCTCAGTTCGAGTTGCTTGACAGTAGTCCAGAGAAACCTGGCTCGAATTCGGACGAGAAGATCCCTGCCAAGCCCAAGCCACCGGAGAAGAAGACCATTCCAGACGCTTCGACTCTCTTGGATCTGCTTGGGTTCGCACTCAAGTTCCCGAATGAGCATGAGATTTTGTTTCCTCATGTGGATCTGACTTCGGAAGATAAGTTGAAACTCTACGAGTGGACCCGAGGCGAGGGGATCACATGGAGATTCATTGACCATGAAGAAGCAGGAGTGACCCTTACGAAGCGGGATGTCCCGAAGGAGGTCTTGTGGAAGCCAACATAATCATAGCTGAGCGAAAAGTCATCCAGATTGCCCCGATGGTCGTACCGGGCATGGATAACATGAGTAGTCCGCATGCAGAAATCATCGTGCTCTGTGATGACGGCACGATGTGGAGAGGGGACGGAAGTGGATGGTGGGAGCAGCTTAGTGGACCCGAGCACCTTCCTAAACTCGCCAATGCACTCACAGTGAGACGGCGATTAGAGTCTGAATTGGATAAAGAAACATCTGAGAAAGTGAAGCTTATTCTTAGAAGTGGAGGGATGCTGTGAGCAACATAGTCAACCCAGACAAGTGGAGAATCGGACTTCCGGTCTTTCCACCTGAAGAAGTCTCAGACAACTCAACCCGCTCAGAGTACATGCGATGCATGAGGTTAGGGTTCTATCGCTATGGGCTCCGGCGCGGATTCGAGGGCAAGAATTGGCCGATCCAATACGGCCTGGCATATCACAAGTATCGAGAATCAATCGAAGACCTGATGCGAGAGCGGGAATGCACGATCAATCAAGAGGTCCATGACGAGGCGGTGAGGATCGCAAGTGAGGGCTGGGAAGACCCTCCCCTCGGACACAAGCATGAGTATTTGGATTATCCTCGGCTTGTGCTTGCGATGACTATGGCCCAGAAAAGGATCGAGATCGAACAGAGGGGCCGGTCGATCGTGGTGATGAGGAGCGAAGATTCGTTTGACTTGGAGCTTCCGTTCTCTGTCTGCAAGAATTGTGGATGGGCGTATCTCAATCGCCAATTACCTGATGTGATGAATCCAAAAGAATGGTTCGTCATATGTGAACGTTGCAAAGGGGAATGTGTCCAAGCTCGCCACGGAGGCCGAGTAGATCAGTTTATCCAATTCAACGGTGGATTCTACATCCGAGATTGGAAAACCACTGGCTACATGCCACAGAACTATGACAAAAAGTTCGATCCGAACTCTCAAGTCCAAGGCTATGTGTGGGCAGGAGGCCAACTCTCTGGCCGGAGATTCAACGGGGCTCTAATCGAGACGGTCTATAACACAAAGACCAAGGGTCCTCAGATCATGCAGCATTTTGTGGATTTCTCGACAGGCCAAATGGAACAATGGATTGTCTCCCAAATGATGCATGAGCAATTCATTCGCACAGCTTGGGCACGGATAGAGGAGCTAGGGTATCTGGCGTTCCCTCAGAACACCGGGGCCTGCACTTCGATGGGCCTTTGTAGGTTCCGTGATGCCTGTCTGATGGGCTCCGGCCGGGAGATCGACTCTTGGCTTGAGAGCTTTACGATCGAATCACATTGGGATTTCATGGCTCCAGATAAAGAGGAAGGTGTCGGATGAAAAGGCCAGTCAAAGTTGAAGCGACCGATTACGAAGATGGTGGGTTGAACATCCATCTCTCGTGCGTGTTGGATGATGGACGTACAGCTCAAATCTGTTTCATCTTCACTCAAAACGACATCCGGGTCGAGGCTTGGAATCCTTTCGATGGATCTAAGACTGAATTCCAGATAAACAAGATCCGATCGTTCTTCGGAGACTAGAGTGACCACCCCATACGCGATCGAGCAGAGACAAAAAGCATTTCAAGCGCGACTCGATGGGATCATTAGGATCTGTGATGACATCGAGAGGTTGACGGACCGGATCCTATTCGAGCTTTCGACTTCGGACGTCCCAAGCTTCTCAAAGATCCAAGGCTGGACCAAGCAAATCAAACAAATAGTGGAGAAGAGCCCAGAATGAGCCCAACCCAGATCAGCCCGGCCATCATCGGGGAGCATGAGAGATTCATTCTCTATGGCAAGCCAAAAGTCGGGAAGACTTTCTGTGCCCTCACCCTGCCTCCCCCAATCTACTTCCTTACGTTTGTCGATGCGAGTGAAGCGAAAGTCTTCTATTCAAAAAGTTTCCAAGCCAAGGTCAAGCTCAGGCCAGAAGACTTATTGATCGACGTAGCGACGTCGTCTCAACATGCGAAAGACCTGGCGAACAAAGCAATGGAGGATGATGCTTCGGGCAAGGGCCCTCAGTTCAATTCCATTGTGGTAGACTCGGCCTCGGAGCTGATTGAATTTCAGCTTGAATCCGCGATGGGCTTGGTGGACTCGGTCTTGAAAGACAAAGACGTAAGCAATCCACATAAGGGCGAGTGGGGCCAAGCGCAGAACATCATGAGGATCTTTGTTTCAGAGTTATACGCTGTCCCGAAGCATCTAGCTTTTGTCGCCCATGAGTATGAGATCCAAGCTCCGGGGCCTGGGCAAACTTCTGTCGTCGTGGCTGTCACACCTTGGTTCATTGGCAAGCAACGGACGGACATGGGGCGGAAGTTCGACAACGTTTGGAGGTTCACCCGAGACGGAAGTGGAATGTATGCAGCCCGGACGGAGGCCGGGACAGACCCAAAGGGAGGCTATGCGATCACCGCAGGAAGCAGAATAGACGGAGTCGTACCGAGAGACTACAGCAACCCGAATCTCACAGATGCAATCAAGAAGTTCAGAGCCCACGCAGAGAAAATGGAGGAGGCAGCCAAGTGACCTAACTTGCAGGATCGAAGTTCCCTTTTCAATCCCTTAGCTGGAGCAGTAAACACATGGGTATCTTTACTCCTGACTTGGCCGCGGTCGACGCAGGCTTTCCTCTCTATGAGAAAGGAATGTATCGCGTGAAGGTCGTGAGCCGGACTCCATTCGTGGAGGAGAAGGAAGACAAGCAGAAGCCGGGCACGATGAAGCTTTCGGCCGGGCTCCACTGGAAGCTGGAGATGTACGGCATGGTCGGGGGAGACGGGGAGATCTCGTCCACTGATGAAGCCGGGCGTGAGATCCGAGGCAAGGCAGTCTCGCGCAACACGTTCTATCTCCATAATGAGGGTGGCTGGAGCTTCGGGAAGCTTTTCCTGATGGCCGCTCTTGGGTTCGACAAGAACGAGGAGAACGAATTCAACGCGATCTTCCAGGAGAACCGAGAGGCTTTTTCTTTCTCGGGTGAGCCTGGGGACACAGCCGAGGCTTTGGAGGAGAATCTAGGGTCTGGCTGGAATCTCCCCGTGGATCGCTTCGTGGATGTGTACTTGAAGAAGGATGTTCGAGTCCACGAAGGCACGACCTACGAGGATCAGAAGTTCTCTGCTTGGCAGCCCGTGGGTGAGAGGGCTGAGTTCTAAATAGAATGCAGGAATGCAGGAATGCAGGATGCAGGTTCATTTTCCTTCTAGTCGGAGGCAGTACAGATGGCAAAGAAGCAAAAGGCAGGGGCTGCACCCCGGGTCGCGATCGACACGAGCGGGATCGTGTTCGAGTCGGACGTAGCGATCCCTCCCAGGGTCAAAGACTCGAAGTATCCTTGGGCGGAACTCATCGGCCAGGACGGCAAGAACTTCTACGTGCCGATCGGTACGGAGGAGGCAGCCAACACCGCTCGTACGTCCATTCAGTCGAGTGGGCGGAATTACTACTCCAAGCGCGGGCTTCCGTATCAGGCTTCGTGTCATGCCATGATTGGGCCTGATGGTGAGACTTGGGGAGTCCGGGCGTGGGCGTTGTTCGTAGAGGGAGACTCGGACGTGGAGGCTTCAACCGAGGAGTAAGCAGGCCCTTGCTGGGGACAGAGTAGAAGTTGGGTTGCATGGGGGTTCGATTCCCCCCTCTGTCTTGAAGGTCAAATCCATAGAGGAGAAGCGAGGAGCTTGATGAAAATCCGTCCACCAAGTGGTACGAAAGTCGTGATCCATCCGATTGACCATGCGCCAATGAGTCGCGGAGGGTTGATCCTAACGGCTGAGGCACAGAGAAAGCGAAAGATCAACCAAGGAATCGTGGTTGCCCGGGGCGCACTCGTGAGTGATGAGATCCAAGTCGCGGATCATGTGTTGTTCAATGCGTATTCGGGAGACAAAGTTACGCTCGCCTCTGGGGGAGAGTTCATCGTAATGCATGAGCATCATCTTGTGGCAAAGCTGGAGAAGTCGGATGTAGTCTTGATGGACACTCTGACGCTCAATCGAATCCTGCTCGAACGCAAGCATGAGCTGATGCAGAAGTATATGGATGACATCGAGAGGACTCGGCTCGTTCGGGAGGTCTTCGAGAATCTGAGTGATCGAGTGAGTGGGATAACTCTTGCAGAGGGCTTCGAGTTCTAATGGACAAAACAGCAATGAAGTTCGCGGATGCAATCGAAGGGATCGTAGAGGAACGAGGTGGGCTCTATGGGCATCCATATGACAACTTTGCAGTCATCGCAGAGCTGTGGAGCATCTATCTGCATGCAACAAAAGTTGCATACGAAGGCGCGCGGCTGTCTCGTGAAGACATCGCTCACATGATGATCTTGCTCAAGGTCGCACGCTCCACTCACGGAGAAGAAAACGCAGACACAATCGACGACATCGCAGGTTACGCCAAGTGTATTCATCTCATTCGAGAGAAGGAGGCAGAAGTCTAATGGCTGAGATCAAACTCACAATCACATTCAATTCCGAAACCCAGGCCATTGGAATTCAAGCACCGCAAGACAACATGCTTGCACTTGGGATGCTTGGACTTGCTAAATCCTACATATCTTCTCGCATTGAGTGGGGGCAGTCGCCAGACCGGAAGATCATTCCGTTTGGCGGCCCGATTCCTCCTCTCAAGAAGCAATGAGCGCGGTCTATCCAACTCCAGTCCCATACGAACATCCTCCGTCATACAAAATCATGTTCGTAGGCGAGGCTCCAGGAGGAGAAGAAGCCGGTCAAGGCCGTCCATTCATCGGGAGGTCCGGCCAGCTTCTTCGTCGCTACATCGAACGCCAAGGCTGTGGGCTCAAGCCCGCCGAGGTTTGCTTCGCGAATCTCTCAAAGCATCGACCGAGGGGAAACAAGTTCGAGCTTCTTCTTGGGACCCAAGAATTGTCTCAAGGCTTGACAGACTTAGAGGCCGAGATCCATCGAGCCCGCCCGAATGTGATCGTGGCTCTTGGAGGTTGGCCTCTCTTTTTCTTGACCGGAGAGTGTGGGCGGAAGGCCGGGAAACCCATCCCTGGCTCTGGCATCAAGCTCTATCGGGGCTCGATCCTGCCAGCCAAAGACGATTTCCATAACACCAAGGTCGTCGCGTCGTATCATCCATCGTACATCGAGAGAGACTGGAAGTGGAATCCGGTTTTCTTTCTTGATCTCCAGAGGGCAGCCCAAGAAAGCCGGCATCCTCGACTCGACTACACTGAGTTCGACGAGTTCATCGACCCGCCCCTGGATGTGATCTCAAGTTTACAGGACGAGTATCGGCAGGCTGAATGGCTGGGCACGGACATCGAGACTTTTCCGGGTGGCCGCTTCTCATGCGTCGGATGGGCCTGGAAACGCCCGAGTGGAAAGTACGCCGGGCTTTGTGTGACGTACAAGCGCCTAGACCTTTGGCCCTATGCCAAGAGAATGTGGGAGAGTCTCGTCCCAAAGATCTTCCAATACGGAACCTATGACGTAAGCTTCATGCAGCATTTCTATGGATGGCAAGTCGGAGCATTCTATGACAAAGTTGGATGGGACACCTATGTTGCTGCGGCGAATCTGCTTCCTGACTTCCCACGAGGATTGGATTTTCTTTGTTCAATCCATACTAGATTCCCCTACTACAAGACTGAGCGGAAAGTCTGGAAAGAAAAAGGGGACATGAACATCCTTTGGAGATACAACCTAAAGGACTGCGTCGCGACGTATGAGATTGCGATGGAGCAGATGAAACTCATGAGGGGGCTTTATGCCTAAGACCCCTTCGTTCAAATCTCCATTCGAATTCGACATGCTCATGCTTGAGCCCGTGCATGCGATGGCTCGGGCGGGTATTCGGATTGACCCGGAGGAGAAAGAACGGCTCCGCCAAGTCTCGATCGAAGACTGGTATAAGGAACAAGCGGTGCTCGACAGTCTCATTGGCATGCCTTTGGACAAACAGTTCAATGTTGAGAGCAAGAAGTGGGTACCGCATCTCTTGTATAAGGAGCTTGGGCTTCCGGTCAGGAAAAAGAAAGGCAAGGTCCGGGCGGATGAGGCAGCCCTTCGAGAATCAATGGCCTTTGCTAAGTTCAAAGCCACGACTCTCAAGACCGATGATGCCCGTTTGGCTTACATGCGGGCGTATATGATTTGCCGTCAGATCATTAACATCCGAAGAAGACGCAAAGAGATCTCGTCATTCCTAGGCTTGCATATCAAAGCCGGAAAGCTCGCAGGGGAGTCTCCTCTGGAGGATCTGGACAATCGAGTTCGCTCAACTGTCTCTGTCGGCGGCACCAAGACCGGGCGGTTCTCTCACTCGAAGACTCTGTGGGAAACTGGAGCAAACGTCGCGACGATTCCAGATCAGCTCAAAACCATGTACGTGGCAGACGAGGGCTATGAGTTCGCTGAGTTCGACCTGAACCGGGGAGAGAGCTGGATCTATGCCCATCTATCCGAAGATCCAGAGTTGCTCAGAATTCACACTGAGGGACTGGACTTCCATGCCGAAACAGCTTCGGCTATTTCATCTGAGTTCGACTCTGAGCCCCGATCTGTCGAGTGGATTATCGAGCACAAGAAAGGGGACTCTTTCCGGCTCCGATACCTCGGCAAGCGAGTCAACCACGCCTCAAGCTACAGGATGAAAGCATTCAAAGGCGCAGAGGTCGTCAACAAAGAAGCAGACTCAACCGGCGTGACCGTCACTTCTTCCGAATACAACAAAGCCCATGAGATTTGGCTCGCGAAGTATTGGGCTGTGCCTGGCAAGTGGTGGCCTGAGATCGAAGAACAACTTTCTCGCGACCGCACAATGAGGACGCCCTATGGACGACAACTTGAATTCCACGACCGATGGGGAGATAAGCTCTTTAGGGATGCAACAGCTTACGTTCCTCAGTCGACTTCTGTGGATTATATTAATCGAGGGTTCCTCCGAGTTTACCATGAATTTGTCCGAACAGGAGCGTGGGGAGTATCTGTCTTGGCTCAGACGCATGATTCAATTCTCTGTCAATACCGCCGATCCGATCGTGAAGAAGCAGTGCCTGCAATCGCCCACGCACTCGGAGACAGAGAGCTGACAATCAAGGGCCGGACATTCAAGATCCCGATCGAAGCAAGCGTGGGGGATTCATGGGGCGGGCTCAAGCCATATCCTTTGGAGGCAGCATGAGTGAGATCAACTCGTGATCCTTCGCCCCGTCTTCGTCCATTGCCGCCCGATCAACGCAGAGTCTCGCGTTGCTTGTGCTTTGCATCATACACTTGGCTCTGAGGAGCAACTTTGGCTTATGATTCCACTAGGCGCAGAACAAGTCAATCAGATCGAAGAAGTCATCCTTGGCATGTGCGACCCCGACCAGGACCTGAGCTATCGAATAGAAAGCAAGTTGGACTAGACTCTCGTGACACAACGCGAAGTCCCGAATTGGCTCGATGCGTTTGTCAACCTACACAAAGAAACAAGCCCAGCTCCGATTAGCTTTCTTGAGTGGAGTGGACTTTTTTGTGTTTCGTCTGTCATCAAACGCCGAGTCGAGTTCAGTCGAGAGCACCTGAAAACCTTTCGAATCTATCCGAATATCTATGTGATCTTCGTGGCTCCTCCGGGCGTGGCTCACAAGAGCACGACGGCGGGCCTGGGCATGGAGATCATCTCAGAGATGCTTGACGGGATGTTGATTACAGATCCAGCTTATATCAACATCGGACAGTCAAGTGGATCTCACATCGGTATTGTCGAGTCGATGGCCGAGAGTATGGACGGGTCTGTCTCGATTGTCGCAGGAGAGTTTGGAACCCTTGCGTCCTACACTCCGGTCGAAACCTATGACTTTCTTTCTCATATGTTTGACTCGGACAAGATCGCAGAAAAGTTCACCCATAAGACTCGAAAGAAAGGAACAGAGTCAATCATCAAACCAAGTGTAAACATCCTTGGATGCACGACTCCGAGCTGGCTCACGGAGAATGCAGGATATGTTGTGGGAGGGGGATTCGCGGCCCGAGTTGTCTTTGTGTTTGAGAGCAAAAAGCGCTATCGAAGGCTCTTCTCAAATGGCATTGGGCCGTCAGTCAAAGAGCAGGATTGTATCCGAAAGAAACTTGCGAAGGATCTCCGGACGATGGGCAAGATCAAAGGCCAAGCCAAACCAGAGAACAAAGAACTGGCCGACGAGATCGAGGCTTGGTATCAGAAGATTGAGAACTTTCAGGGAGATCGAGGAACCGAAACATTCCAGGCCCGAAAGCACGTGCATGTCTTGCGGAACGCGATGCTCTTGAGCATGTGTGAGAGAGATGATCTCATCATCACACGGGAGCACTATCTCCGGGCGAGGGCTCAGATCGAATCAGTCGAGAGCAAGCTTGGGAGAGGACTCTCGATCTTAGGGAAGAACCCGTATAGTGGGATGCTCTATGATGTGCTGGAGTATATCGAGGACAACGGGCCGATAGAGCGAGGGAAGATCATGGCGCGGTTCTGGACAGAGTTCGAGCGAAGTCCGGATCAGGATCTAGGGATGATTCTCGAGACGCTCAAGGCGATGGGAGAAGTAAAAGAGGTGAGCGACGGGGTGAACTCGAAGTGGAGGAAAGCGAAATGAAAACAATATATGCTATCTGCGCACTGACTCATCATCACCTACAAGATAATGATATTTTAGGTGAATGCGCGCGACATCTGATGAATGAATTTCAATTTCAATTTATTGGAGAATTGCTGGAGGAGTATGTTGAGGAGATGGACATTATCCTCAATTCCCAATCTCCCCGATCCACTGTCCCACTCGATCCACCCAAGTCTCCTCATTCGGACGAAGAAACCTGATCCCTGCCGCTTCTCCCGCGGCCTTCAACCAATCATCCGCCTGATAAGCATCCACGAGATCTCCGATGAAGTAAGACCCAGGAACAAAAGTGCTCTGAGGCGAGTCGAAGCTCGGGAGCATCATCTGGAGATTCCGCCTTGCAAGGGCCTTCTCTGCATCTGAGCCCCCTACCAATTGCACAAGAGAGATCGCGGCTTCGGCGTAGGGTCCCCCTGTGTATGTCAGAGATCCGATCGTGGCCCACGTAGTCAAGTCTGCGTCGAAGAACTCGGACCCAGCCATCACGACGCCCATATTCAGAGCCCCATGGATCGTGAGAAACTCTGCCCAATCTTTCGTCCCTATGTTCTTCGTCCCATTTTCAAGCACATAGTTCAAATACTGAACAGGGAACGTGCCGTATTGGCCAAAGAGCCGACCGGCAACCCCGCCCCATCCTGGAGGGTGATTTGCATTCCCATAGAGCAGATGGGTCTTGTCTGCCAATTGTTTGCCAAAGAAGTTCGCGGCCTCATCCGCTGAGCGGGCTCCAGAGTGGGCTTGCCGAATCAGGGCCTCTCCCTGTGCGATGATGACTTCGTCAAACGTATTGATCTTTGCGCGGGATTTGAATGTATCCAGATCAATCGTGCCCTTCACGAAGTCTCCCCAATGCTCGAAGAACCGATGGCGCATTCCCTCGAAGGCCACGACCCGGCCTAGGTCATCCGGAGTCCTGTAGAATGAGAACCCAAGGTCAAACAGGTCTTTGATCTTGAGCCGAGTCTTCCCGACCGCAGCCATCTCAGTACCAAAGATCTCACTCGAAGCATGGATCGGGAGGATGTTCGGGTCGATCGCCCCGGCCTTCACCGCCCGCTCCACAGCCTTCTTCATGTTCTCGTAGGAGAACTTTCCATCCGCCCCCTGGCCGATCGCGATCTTCACGCCCTCATACCAGCTCTTGCCTCCGATCACAGGCGCGGTGAAGAATGGACTCTGCGTGGCGTTTCGAGCTACGAGTCCGACTCGGAATGGAATCGCAGCAGCGGATGACA